TATGGCAAGGGCAATGGGATACGGCAAGTCGTTTCAGGACTTCAAAATCAACGTACACATCTAAGGACGTAAAGGTCCCCAAGGTATCATCGATGTCTTACCCAGACTCTCACCCGAGGCACGCAACACGATCACAATCGAAAACGATGAAATGTCATGGGGCCTCGATGCAAGCCTCGAACTCGCCGATCATCTTGCACTCGTTTTGGACATACACCATCACTGGGTCAAAGATAGAGAATATATTCTACCAACCGATGATCGATGTAAACGTATAATTGATTCATGGCGTGGTGTTCGTCCTGTCATTCATTACTCAGTATCACGTGAAGATTATCATATAGGTCATGATATTAATCTAAAGCCTGACTTAAATACTTTACTAGAATCAAATCACAAGAAACAAAAACTTAGGGCTCACTCTGAATACTACTGGAACAATGCAGTCAATGACTGGGCACTGGATCATCTATCATGGGCAGACATGATGTGTGAGTCTAAAGCAAAAAATCTTGCGTCCTTCCAGTTACATGATAAGTACTTAGAGAGGAACTAAATGTTAGATAAAATCAAAAGCATGTTCGGTCAGAAAAAACCCGAACCAAAAAAGAAATCAGCGCCTAAACTTTCTGAGAAAGAAAAAGCAACTAGAGCCGGGGAGCCTTGGGTATCTATTCTGAATGTAGATATTAATCCTGATGATATAAACAACGGTGCTTTTGAAATGGATTGGAATGATAAGTTTGTCTTAAATCTTATCAAAGCAGGTTATAAACAAGCAGAAGATGATACCGATGAAGAAATCGTAGACAGATGGTTTCAACAAGTATGTCGTAATATTGCATTAGAAGTGTATGAACAAGATCAAGCAGATCCATACAATCGCAAAGACAAAGACCCAATTACTGGTGCAGACATGAGAGTTGTTACTAGCACAGATTTGGGTGACGGAAGATCAGAGGTAAGTTAGTATGTATGATATAAGTGAAAAAGGTCAGAAACAATTTAAAAGAGTAGAGTATCTACTATGGGGATTATATCCTATGATTGTTTGGATGTTTTGGATGATTGATTAATGGAAACATTAGTATTCTGTAAAAAATATCAAGAGGAACTACCAGCAATGTCCTTTCCACCTTTACCAGGACAAGCAGGTAAAGACTTATTAGAAACTGTATCTCAGAAAGCCTTTGATGCATGGAAGTCACATCAAACTACTCTTATTAATGAACGAAGATTAGACTTGTCTGTTGCCGAAAATAGAACATTCCTTATTGAAGAAATGCATAAATTTTTTGACAATAAAGAAGTAGCACAAGCAGAAGGTTTTGTAGATCCAAAAAAGACATTAGATAATGCAGTACAATCATTTGTTCCCCCGTCTTTATCTTTGGATGATTAATAGTGCCGTTACTAAACGCTAGTTTAAAAAAACAACTAATCGAATCCTTTTATACCGAGGCCTCTCCTGATTTTATTGAATCTGAAGGTCATGAAATTATTAAGGTTACAGGTTCTGCTGATTTGTTTTGTATTTGTCCTGGGGTAGAATTTTCTCTCCCTGAACTTTTTCGTCCTAATCAACATTGGGAAGGCGATGACTTATACATAGAAGGTATACATTTTGTAGGAGACTTAGTTTGGGATTTAGCACAAAAAGTAAATAAAAATAAATTTGTTTTTAAAATGAAGTCAGAAGGTTTTACCTTCCATGAAATGAAATTTTGGTCTGATATATTTCATTATATATGTCACAGATACTTAGACGGATGTCAAATAGTAGAAAAAGATGCTGGAATGCATTTTACTCAAATATGGGCATGTGCTCCTCATTCAATTAATTTAAAATATGTTAATCAAATCCATAAAGAATATAACTTATTTGAAGGAATGTCGATTATTTGTTCTAACAATTTTGAAGCAATAACAGCCTCAGAATACACACAAGGCGATTTAATAGAACAAGAGTCTATTAAAGAATTGAACTCTGCACCTACTATCAAACCATATAAATTTTTGTTTTATAACAATCATGCTAAATTTAATCGCACCTACAATGTAGGACAAATTGTTAGACGGGACTTGCATCCTTATGGATTAATGTCGATTAATCTAGGACATAATTTACCTGATGATGAAGCACGTAAAGAATTATTTAACTATGTTGTAACACAATATACGGAGGAAGATAATCCTCAAGTGCAAGAATATTATCCAAAAACAGGTCAAGAAGTATTTCAAGCATTACAGAACAATAAAGAATTAGTACAATCATTAAAGCCTTTAGGTAAACCTAGATGGATTTCTGATGATAGTGCGAGATTTGATTCTTACATGGCTTTAGGAAAGGATACTAAAGAACATTGTGAAAAATGTTATTTTGCTATTGTAACAGAAACCAAATTTTTCCATGATAGAGTAGAAAACAACGGAAAGTATAGTTACCCAGTAACTTCAGACACACTTTATTTAGATTGTATAACTTTTACTGAAAAAACTCATAAATTTCATTTAGCAAAGATGCCGTTTATACTATGCGGAATGCCCGGTTCATTAAAAGTTTTACGTGAGCAAGGATATAAAACCTTTTCCCCTTTTATCAATGAAACATATGATTTAATTGAAAATGATGAAGAAAGATCGGTTGCTATTGCTGATGAAATCACAAGGTTATGTCAACAAACCGACGAATGGTGGTATGAAACATTAGTTGAACTCCAACCTAGATTAGATCACAACTTTAATCATCTAGTAGATAACAATCGAAATCAATCCCTACGATTCTCTGTAAGTTAATTTACCCTTTTTACCCATAAAGGCTTGCAATATACGTATATTTTGCGTATAATAGTATTATATTAAATGATAAATAAGAGACTCATATGAAATATGCCCTTATAGACACAATGAATGCCTTCTTTCGTGCCAAACATGTTGCATCACGCAATGCAGATACATGGGAAAAGATAGGCATGGCTTTGCATCTGACTCTCGGGTCAGTCAATCAAGCAGTTCGTAACTATGGTGTTGACCATGTGGTCTTCTGTTTAGAAGGTCGTTCATGGCGTAAAGAGTTTTATACTCCATACAAAGCAAATCGTAAAGTACAAGAGCAAGATTTGACTGAAGCAGAAATTGAAGAAAGTGAAATGTTTTGGGAAACTTATCAAGCATTGACTACATTCTTATCTGAAAAAACTAATGTAACAGTCTTACGTGATCCTAATGCTGAGGCTGATGATTGTATAGCACGTTTTGCCGCATTGCACCCCAATGACGAACATATCATTATTTCAACTGATACTGATTATTTACAGTTGCTATCAGAGTCTGTTCATATGTACAATGGTGTTAACAAGCAGTTAATTACTATTGATGGCTATTTTGATGACAGGGGCAGACCAGTCATTGATAAAAAGACTCAGGAGCACAAGATATTAGAAGACCCTCAGTATCTATTGTTTGAGAAATGTATGCGTGGCGACACTAGTGACAATGTGTTTAGTGCATATCCAGGTGTACGTAAGAAGGGCACTAAGAACAAAACAGGTCTATTAGAAGCATTTGCTGATAAAGACAAAGGTGGATTCAACTGGAACAATCTTATGTTACAACGTTGGACTGATCACAATGATGTCGAGCATAGGGTACGTGATGATTATGAACGCAATCGTACACTAATTGATCTTACAGCACAGCCGTTAGAGTTTAGAAATGCAACTGATAATATCATTAAGACTGGTGTATCTAAAGACAAGGTTGCACAAGTCGGTGTTCATTTTATGAGGTTCTGCGGTAAGTATGAACTTAACAGAATTAGTGATCAAGCAGATGTTTATTCTAAATGGTTGAATACACCCTATGAAGGGGTACTGAAGGTAAAATAATGGTAAAAACAAACAATATATATGTTTACGAACTTAACGGAGAAAAAATGATATTAGATGTAGAATTGACAGCAAAGCCTATCAAAGATGATGAGTTTTGGATTTTAACTGACGGAGAACGCAAAGTAGGTAATGTGTGTGCAAACAACGTAGGTACCTTTAATGTTACTTTACAAAATGATGTATTTGAATTTGATTCTATTAAAAAAATTCAAAACAAAACTAAGATTAAGTTTATAGCACCAAAGGAATCTAAGCAAAATATAGATACTCCCTACCCTGAATATCCAACAACTGCGAGGACATATAATTCTGTTTACGATGTCAAACGTGGTCTTCATGTCTTTACTAAAACTAAAAAATCAAAATGTTTTCATGCCGCTGGTTACTTTGTTGTTGAGCATAATGGTGTCGATCAAGTTATATTTTGTCCAAAATACATCTTTATTCAACGATATCCGTATAAAGGACCATTTAAAACTAAAGAAGAAGCAAAAAATCTGATAAATATATAAGCATATTATGTTACACATAAAAGATTTTGTGAACAAAGTGTCATTGGGAGAAACCAAAAGAAACAATAATGTGGTTCTTTCAATTGATCAGGCCAAAGGGTTGCGGGATGAATTGGTTATGTTGTTATCAGATTTGCATGATCTAAAGAAGGAAAAAGATAATGAAGAAACAATTGATGTACAAGTTAAAGGTGGCACATTTAAGTGAGTAGAAGCCAACCACATGTTATATTAGAGTATGTAGATAAAGAAACATACAAGTGTGATCAAATCATTGAAGCATCAGGTATTTGGGCTGTATACTATGATGACCAACCTATTAACTTAAAATCTTCTCATTATCTAAACGGTGATGCGGCTCCAAAATACAAGAAGACTAGTTTTTCTAATCCTGGACACGCAAGAAATCTGTGTCGAAAATTAAATGCTCAATTTAAAACAGATCAATTTACAGTAGTATTCTTAAACTCCGGACGAACTGTATATCCGGATGAAATTTCCTAAATCAAAAGAAGAAATAACCAAAGCCGTTCTTAAAGAAATTCCTGAGGGCATTGTACCTTCTAATATTCCAATTGGTGATGTTGTATTTAAAATTTGGTTGACTGGTAGAGGCGGACAAGGTTTGCGACTTAGTGACGAAGGACTCAAATTATTTGATTTAGCAAAACTTGAATACTACGATTTTGAATTAGGGCTTAATCCCAAAACAATGCATAAAAAAAGAATCGTTGCTCCAGAAGCATTTATACAAGAAATAATTAAAAAGATCAAATGCCCATATTACCTTGGTGTTCATAAAACCAGAACTAGAAAAGGCGAGCCTTTTATTAGAGTATATGATCATAAGACAGCAATGATGATTACAATGTATGGAAACTTGAGAGAATATTTAGACTCCAGAGTATGACAGAGTATGACACTTTGGGCAGAGGTTGATAAAAGAAGATGTTCTTTTGTCTCCAAGTATGACATTTTTACGTACATAAAAGTGTACGTTACGAAAAGTAGCATTATTAAAAATTAGGTATAAATAGTCATTGTAGGAGGGTCCTACATAGTAGCATTTTTTACACATTTTAAAAATCCTTTTTTAGGTGCGTTTTAAATACTACATCCTTTGCAATACACACACGGAGATGACATTGAAGAAATTCTTAAGCATGAAGCATGACTGTTCGTTCGATGGAGAAAGACTAGGTGAAGTAATGTTATTCATAACAACTACTTGGGTCATAGTTCACGCAATCGGACAGATTAGTATTTAAAAATATCTAATAACAGTTCCTCAAAGAAAGACCTTTAAAACAAAAATGCCCATTTCGCAAGATTTGGGCATTTTTCTATTGACTTCGGGTCTTTTTTTGTGTATACTATATAAACACTTGACACATATAGGTACATAGAATGACATTTTATCGACATATCACAATCATTCCTTTACTGGCAATCATTACTGCATGTGGTGGCGGTGGCGGTGGTTCTGATGTAGGTGGTGCAATCATCGGTGGTACAATCGGCGGCGGTAACAGTGGCAGTGGTAGCAACAATACTACAGCAACTGTATCGATGACTTCAAGTAAAACTAGTATTGTAGCAGGTGATAGGTTTACATTGACCTGGTCTAGTTCAAATGCAACATCATGTACTGCATCAGGCTCTTGGTCAGGAAACAAATCATTAAGTGGCAACGAAAACATCACATTAGATAGTTATGGTGATTATACATATTCTATTAACTGCTCAGGTGCTACAGCAAGTGTAAGTGTTAGTGTTAGTGATGAAGATAGTGAAGGGTCCTGTGTTAATCCACATAGTGCTGTAATCAAAGAATCTTATCTAGGTGAATATGAATTACCTATGCCCCAAAACCAATTTGGAGAAGATCATCTTAGAGCATTAGGGTTTAAAGATTACGGTGTTGAATGGATATATGGTAACTATTCCAAAGATGGCGCCAGTTGGATATCAAATTGTACAGAAACTGAATACATTAAACTAATGTATCGAACTACTCTGCGTAGATTAAAAGAACACGGTGTTGATACTGCTTGGATATATAACTTTGGTTATTGGAAAGATCATAGAGCAGAAACGTGGCAAATCAATCATGCTACTAAACATATAGATGATTGGGTCATAGAATATATCGGAGAAACTGCTAATGAACTAAACATGAAAGTTCATTATGCATGGCAGTTTTTAGCATTAGATACATCCAATACTTTATTGTTTCCTTTTGACGGTATGGTATATGTTGATATGGCGTTGTTAAAAAGAATTATGGATTCGCATGAAGAACATATGTTGTGGGAAGCAGATAGATTGCAACAATTAGGATATGGATCTATGTCAGCCGATTGGAGTGCTATGTGGCCATGCTTTTGCGGTCTTGAAAATGAAGCCACTAATGCTGAACGTGACGAAATGAAAAATTATTATATGGAAAGAATGTCTTCTATCATTTATCAAATCAAAGGACGATTCGACGGAGAAGTATATGTAGGTGAAGGTATACTATGGAATGATAGCCGTGTGTTTGATATAGCAGACGGTGTTATTGGTAGTCTTCCCACTATGTTGTTTGATGATGAGGTAGATGGAGCCACAACAGAATTTATAAGTGATCGTATAGAAGAATACATCACGCAATTATATGATAATTGGAATTGTAAAGATGTTTTTCAGCCATGTTGGGAATACACTACATATGAAATGCCCAAAATAATATGGAACCTTTTTGCTCAAAGTCATAAAGCATTTTTAAATAAAGGCTGGGTAGAAGATGGATTCTGTACTCAAGGAACTTATGATGGTGTTTACTATGATGACTGTATGCAGTATAAAGTTCCAACTGATTTTTCAGCACAAGCAATTTTTATAGAAGGATACCTAAGAGCAATCGATAGACAGCCTTGGTTTACAACAAAAGGCACAACTGCAAATACGGCTTATTGGTTATCAGATACATTGATACCTGCTAATGGACAATCAAGGAACACTATCGAGGGTTTCCCGAATATTTCACAATCAGTAAGAGGTAAACCAGCAGAAAAAATTATTAAGGCTTGGTATACAGGCGAATATGAACAATATAATCCGGAGTATGAATAATGAGTATATGGAATGAAGGTAGATACTCTACTAATATAAAATGGGTAGCACAACTGTTATTCAATGGCGGTGTTGAAGAATTAGAAAAATGGCTAGACACATTGGACGAACAAGAAGATAAAGACGATATTGTCCTGATGTTAGCACAATTGGTTCAGCACTTAAACAGGTCAATCGAACCGAAAGTAGAAGGTGCTGAATATGCGGAACCTCAACCAGTTCAAGCACCCATTATCCGTCAAAAACCGTTCTTACGTATCGTTAGAGACGATGAAACTGAGTAAGTTATTGATATTATTACGATAAAAAAGTGAAAATAATTGGATAAAAGGCTTGACTTTGGGTATATTTTTGCGTATAATATATGTATATTATGAACAAACAAGGAAACAATATGTACTTAATCATTGACAACACTAATCAAGCAATCCACAGAGAGCCTAATAAGAAGTCTTATGCTTCTACTCAGTACAAGACTGTAGGTGCCGCTAAAGCAGGCATTACCCGTACTGTAAAGTATTATCAAAAGGCTTATGATCAAGTTGCTGAATGCGTAGCAAATGGTGAGCCTGAGTATGCGGCTCCAATGCACAATGCATACCGTGATGCTACTGAGCCACAGTTTAATCTTACTCACAAGCAGTTTGCATCATCTTATACGATTGTTGCTGTCGAAGATTACGTTGAACCAATGATTACTAAGACTGGTATCTGTCCAGGCACTGGTAAAAAAATCACTGTAACTGAGGGAATCAATACTCCTCACTACATGTCTACACTTTCAGAATCATACTGGAGTGCATAAGGAATGAGAACTATGCGTAGAAACAAAATCGAATATTCAGCCAATGATGTTTGGGCCGCTTCTGCAAAAGCATACTTGCTCAACGGCAAGACTTATGTGAAGGCACATGAGGGTTCTGATAAAGTAAAATCCAACCGTGACATCATGTTGGAACTTTTGCAAAATAACCTCAAGGGTGTTGATGCTACTACCAAAAATCTTGGAGTGCAAGTTCGTCAACATTACAAAGCCTTGACATTTAAAATGTTGCAAGGTGGTTGGATGTCAGACTTTGATAAGTCTGCTATGGCATTAGCAGATAAAGACATGATCACCGATTCTAGTGATTTCGGTATGATCGCAAGTCTTCCAAAAGCATATGACCGTGCTATCGTTAAAAAAGGTCAAGAGGACCGAATTGTTGAGGAGTCTAAGACTTCTACTGCAATCGGTAAAATCAAAGACAGAGTAGAGTTAGACATTACTGTTCTTAGAACCATTCTGTCACATAGGTATAATTGCTACTTTATCACTGCTAAAACTAGCACAGGTGATGTAGTGTTCTTTGCCTCTTCTACTTTGCACCCAGCAGTAGACACTGAACTTAAAATTAAGGGCACAGTTAAAGGTCATCGTACGGACGATGATGGACTAGTGACCACCCAGTTGAATCGTGTTAAAGCAATGGAGGAGAAATGAAAAATCTAGTAATAGGCTTTATAGCCGGATATCTAGTTTGTACATTTATGTACGGCGGAGCAAGTGCTGTTGGAGACGTTGTGAGTGCATCAGTCACGCAACTATCTGTATGGTGGGACCAAATAGTAGAAGCATTTAATCAATCTAGGGGTTGACATTAAAACTGTTTGGCTGTATAATTATAGTATATTTAGGAGACACATATGAGTGCAAGTTGGATACATAAATTAAACGAAAGTAATTCAAAACTTCACAAGCAAGATGTTTTGACACAAGCATTAGAGGCTGCCACATTAGGTAGTGATAATGCTGACACGTTTCTAAAACTTGCTGGCATGTGTTACAATCCTTATGTAACATTTGGCGTCAGAAAAATTTCTGATAATCAGGAATCAGATAGAGAATATGCTAATCCTTGGCAAGACTTTATTGAATTACTAGAGCAACTTAAAGAACGTAAGTTGACTGGTAATGATGCCATTGATGCAGTAGCAAAGATGTCTCTACAATTTTCTAGTGATGAATGGAACAACTTTTGTGCTCCAGTCATTCGTAGAGATTTACGTGCAGGCTTTTCAGTTGCTACAATCAACAAAGTTTGTAAGAAAACTGACTACGAAGTACCAGTTTTTAAATGTCAACTTGCTACTAACTCAGAAGGTCGTCCTGAAATGGCAGGCACCAAGAGA